TAGATGATTACGATTATTGTACCTTGCTTCAATGAAATCGACACCGTAAAAAAAATCATCGATGCTCTTAAAGAGTTACGGATAAAGAAAGAAATTATCATTGTTGATGATGGATCTACGGACGGGACGCGCGAACTCGTACAGAAATTGTACGGGCGAAGCTCTTCTGTCAAGATCCGCTTTCACAAGACGAACTGCGGCAAAGGAGCGGCCATTCAAACAGGACTCCAAAATTCCGCCGGCGATGTGGTCATCATTCAGGATGCTGATCTTGAATATAATCCGGAGGATATTTTGCGAGTGACAAAACCTATCTTACAAAAAAAATGTGATGCTGTTTTTGGATCAAGATTTTTATTTTCTGATCCTCCAAAAAATATGGATCAGCCTCATGTTCTCGCAAATAAAATTCTAACATTCTTCACAAATATTATTTCACGACAAAAATTGACTGACGTTATGACTTGCTACAAGGCGTTTTCGCGCGTTGTTGCTGATCGTCTTTCCTTGTCTGAAAAAGGTTTTAATGTGGAGCCGGAGATTGCTATCAAGATTAAGAAGATGCGCTATAACATTGAAGAGATCCCGGTGGCATATTATGCTCGTTCAGTCAAGCAAGGAAAAAAGATTCGCGCAGTTGATGGCGTGAGATCAATTCTTTCTATTCTGAAATGGGGTATATTATGGCAACCATTAGGCAAAAAAGTTTAGCAAAAAAATTGTCGGAAGCTCTAGGAAAATCCGGTAAGGTAAAACAAAAGACTTTAACTAAAATTTTAGAAGAGGCCGGGTATTCAAAACAAACAGCGCGCACTCAACAAAAAAAAACGATCGAGCAAAAAGGAACGCAGGAAGCATTGAAAGAAGTTGGCATCGATAAAGGCCGGTTGAGTAAAAAATTTAATGTTCTTTTAGACGCAAAAAAAATTCAGTATTGTGATATTCATGTTACGAATGAAAATGGTGAATTGAAAGTAAATAAGTCAAACGATTTCATTGAAGTCGAAGATTACAATATACAATTACAAGCGGCCAAGTTTCTTGCGCCGATGGTTGGCTTTGATAATGCGATTGATGCAGAAGAGATTAACAGACAACGGCAAAGATTAGTAATTGAATTACCGGATGGGACGCGGATCAATGCTTAAAAAAGATAGCATATATGAGCGTCGATTCAAACTGCAACAATATCAAAGTGACTTTGTTTTTTCAAAATCTAAATTCCCGGCTATGCATGCGGCATGGGGTACAGGGAAAACGCTGTGTGGTATTTTGAGAGCTATGCTTTATTCTGATCTTATTCCGAATAATCATGGGTTGATATGCCGAAAAGAATACAATGATCTAGCCGATTCGACTATACGCGATTTCGAGGATTATACTCATATAAAAGTAAACTCGAAGAGAAATGCAATATTATCAAACGGATCGGTGATCATGTTTCGACATTTAGAAGAGCTTGTTTCAAGCGATCTAAAAGGGCAGAACAATTTACAGAACATCAATCTTGGTTGGTTTATGATAGAACAGGCGGAAGAGCTATTAAGCGATCGCGCATTTTTCTTGTTATTCGGTCGTATGCGTCGCAAGGTGATCCCATCAGATGCTTTTAATCGGTTAGGTTTGCCAACGAGATCCGGGTTTTGTATCGCTAATGTAAATGGTGAAGATTGGAATTATAAGCTATGGTGTCAGAATCCAGGCAAAGATTTTCATCTTATTGAAGCGTGTACGCAAGATAACGCGGAGAATTTGCCGCAGGATTTTCTTGACTCGCTTAACATCCTGAAAGAAAAGAAGCCGCAAGTATATGCTAGATTTGTTTTAAATGACAGATCGGCTGAAACAGATTTAAAAGTGTTTCGAGATTTCAGGAGATTGCGTAAGGGTGGTTTTGAAGCGTATGATCCTGACCATGAATATATCGGAGCGGTTGACTTTGCTAAAAAGAAAGATTATGCGGCAGTATGTGTTATCGATAGAGATACGAATAAAGCTGTTTACATGACGCGATGGAATAAAAAGACAGTCGCTACCGGTAAAGCAACATATTGGAAATATTGCAAAGAGAAGGTCAAGGCCATTAACGCCAGGTTTGGAAGCAAAGTCTTTTGGTTTATGGATGCGACAGGAGTAGGCGATCCGGTTGTCGAAGATCTGATCCGCGATGGGTTAGATGTTTATTGTGATAAAGAGAAAGAAACAAACGGTGTTGTTGTCACAAATAATTTAAAAGAGCAAATGGTCGAGCGCACTCAAATAGCGATAGATGAAACAATGATCAGTTATCCTGATCCGGAAGAGTGCGAAGGCAAAGAGCGAGAAGTTATTGAAGCATTTGAATCAGAAATGCAATCGTTTCAACAAGAAGTAACATTATCGCGGAATATAAGATATAACGCTCCAACCGGAGAACATGACGATTTAGTGTTTGTCTTTATTTTGGCAGTATGGGCGATGTTCGGTGATATGTATGTTGAGTTTACCGAAAAGGAAGAGAAAACCGAACAAGAAGAATTTTGGGATAGAGTACGGCTTGATACAGCCAAACAGATGGCTAAAGAGGCCGATGATGATATAGAGCAGGAAATAACGCACGTTGGGGAAACATTCATAGGAGAGTAACATGGCAAAGAAATGCGAATTATGCGAACAATACAAACAACAGGTTATTTGGATGCGTAAGATGATTGATCGCTTGCACATGCAATTGGGAATCAATCCGGTAGATGCGGATGATTTAAACATATCAGACAAAATAGATGCTCTTGTGAGTGAAGAAACAAAGGAATCTATCAATTTAGATACCGAAACTTTTGGAGAATAATATGGATGATGATGTAAAAAAAGAAGCCATTCCTGATTATACACCTAAAATGGAAGAGTTAGAGAAGTGTTCAAAGGTGACGCAAGAAGTCCAGGATATACGCGAGAATCGATCAGTATATGAAAAGCAATGGCTTGTTAATATTGCCTTTTTGTTTGGAAAACAATATTTCCAGGTAGAAAAAAAAGACAATATGAATATGTCAACGACGGAAGAGCGTGTGCTATGGGAAGTTAAAAAACTCGCGAGAAAAGGGAAAACTCAACGCGTAGGAAATTATATCCTTCCTCTTTTTAGATCATTGCTTTCAAAAATGACTCTTATGAAGTCAACGGTCAATATTGATGCTCTGACAAATTCGGAGCGTGATCGCGCGTCTGCAAAGGTAGCGCAGGAAGTTGCGGAGGACTTTTGGCTCAATATCAATAAGAGCAATCCGGTTATGTGCCAGGATAGCGCCGGGATGCAATTGGTGCTTAACAAGCTGTTTACATACCTATTAGGAATCGGGCATGGTTATTTGAAGCCTTATTATAATCCACAAGGGCAGGGAAAAGCATACCTTGAAAATAAGGTATTGGATCGCGCAAAGATAGGGTGTCTTGAATCAAAAGTTTTGCATGGCTTTAATGTGTATGAAGATCCAGGCCGCCGCTTTTTAATTGAGAAGTCAATTATGCATGTTGACGATATTGAAGCTCAATATGGCATAAAAGTCAAAGGTGAAGAGATCGAAGCTCCGGAATTTGAACGGCAATTAATTTCGATGCTTGAAGGATCAGCGCCTAAAAAGATGAAAAATAGCACGATCGTATATGAAAAATGGACGATTCCTTCTGTGAAATACCCAAATGGGCATTTGCTTGTCTGCACAAAAAAAAGGATTCTTGCAGACGGCGAGCCTCCGGAAGAATACAAAGGCCGCATACCGTACTTTAAATTCACCTATTTAGACTTTTTCTTATCGCCTTATGCGCAAGGCATGGTTGAGCAGTTGGTATCTTTACAGCAAGAATACAATTCAACATTGAGCAGATTAGCGGCGTATAAGAAATGGATGGCCGGGAAAGTGCTTGTCCCACGAAGATCTAAACTTTCTCATAAATTTGATGAAGAAGTTGCGCAGATCTTATTTTACGATCATGGGTTTGGAAAGCCGGAGTATATATCGCCTCCGAATCCGCCTTCTTTCTTGATGGAAGATCTTATTCGTATAAGGCGTGATATGGAAGATGTGGCCGGATCGCATGATTCAAGCATGGGAAGAGTGCCGTCAGGAGTCAAATCAGGTGTTGGGATCGAACAATTAACTGATCTTGATAATTCGCAGATGGCTCCGTATTTAATGCGGATGGAACAGCAATTATCATTTTTTGTAGAAACATGCCTTGATATTATTGAAATGAGATACAGCATCCCGCGTATATTAGGCATTACAGGCGATTCTTTTGGGCATGAAGTAAATACTTTCAAAGGTGAGCAAGTGTCAGGCAATAAGCGAATTAAGGTATCTCTTGGATCAAGTCTGCCGGTAAGTCGTGAAGCGCGACAGCAAAAGATCCTAGAGTGGATGCAATTAGGCCTAATCACACCTGATAAAGCGCGTGATCTTCTTGAATTTGGCGATGTTGAGGGCGTTTTCCATAACATAGACGAACAGGCAGAAAAGAATGAAATACAAATGTTCTTAACGCGTGATGATATTGAAATCGTCGTTGAGCCGTATGAAGATCATGCGATTAGAGCCGGCGTGTTGATGGATTACATGAAGAGTGCCAAATATATGAAATTGCCGCAAGAGATTCGTGAGAAGTTTAAACAGCATTTATCTGTGCATCAGCAATTTTTGCGTAAAGAGGCAGAAGCGTCTGCCAGGATGGATGGGGTTGATAATGAAGCACAACCGCAAACAAGATAAACAAGTCGATGAATACTTCTTTACTTGCTCAAAGTGCGAGCGGAAAGTAAGGGACTATGACTGCGTATATCATGTTGTTTCAATTACTTATAGCGAGAAGCTTGACGGTTTCCAAGAGTTTTCAAACGTACATTGTCCGCATTGTGACAATTTAATAATTTTATTGATGACAGGGTTTGGCTGTAATCCGGAAGGAACAGCCGCAGAATTTTATGAAGATGATGAAAATGAAGCAAGCGAATAAACGCACTTCAACCAACAAAAGGAGAGAATTATGTATTTTATGAAATGGATGTTCCCTAAATTTTATTTCACATTTGCTGATGGCGATGAAGGCGGCGAGCCGTCCGGAGTTGAAATTTTAGAGCAAGCTATGCGCGAAAATGCCGGCGAAGGTATAGATATGGGCGATGGCGATCCGGATCCTGGAGAAGGGGAAGTAAAGCCTGATCAGAAACCGGAAGCGGATCCTAAACCTGATACAGATCCTACAAAAGAAGAGATCGAAGCGATGCTTGTTGATCCGGAGAAGTATTTCTCAATGAAGATCGGCGAAGAGGAAGTCAAGATCAAAGGTGAAGATCTTATTAAAGGATTCATGCAAGAGAAAGACTATACTCAAAAAATGCAGGAGTTTTCTCAACAGCGCGAAGAGATTGCGCCGTTGTTACAGTTTGCAGAAATAGCGAGCAAAAATGAAAAGCTTGGCCAGGCTGTTTTAATGCTTGCCGAAAATGCTCTTGATGAAAAAAACAATACAGTCAATGAACAGTTTCTTGATCAGTTTCTTGGATCGTTGACCGGTGAAAATAAGGCTGATCCGCAAATAAATGATCAGCAAATGGCCGAATTGCTATCCGGGCTTGATCCGGATAGCGAGCTTGGCCAGGTAATGAAGTTGCAATTATCGCAAATAAGCGAGCTTAAAAACGAATTAAAACAGTTTAAAGACTCGACAGTACAGCAACAACAGCAAAAGCAGACAGAAGAGCAACAGAAGCAATATGCCGAACAGGTTAAAGAATTTCGTGCGACGTTTGATAACACGTTTAACGCTTTGACCGATAAAGAAACAGGCATATGCAAGTTTAACTCTCCTGATCTGATGAATAGCTTTAAGGATCTCGTCAAAGCACAAATTCGAGGCATTGACAAGCAATACCAATCGAAGGATGATTTTGTTGCGCATGTGAAGGAATTGGCGCAAAATATATATAAGCAATTTCATGCCTATGGCGAAAGCGTGTTAAGTCAACACGTTACAGGCCAAAAAAATGTATTGCCGGCAAGCGGAGGAAATAGTGCTGTAAATGCTGACGATGCTCCTAAAAGCGAATATAGAAAAGAGCGTGGATTGGAGGGTAATATATCTTCCATGCTTGAAGCATTAAAAGATAAAACGTAATAACAAAGGGAGATCAATATGTCATTAACTATTAGTGATATTGGTGCGGTGTTAAAAAAGGTGATTATCCCGGAAGTGTACGATCTAATAAAAACAGAAAGTGTACTCCGAGCTAAAACCAGGAAGAATGTAGGTATTCGCATCACGAATAACAATATCTACATTTCAGCTCGTACCGGCCGTCATAGTGGGATTTATCACGTTGCGGAAGGTACTGCTCCATTCGCGGGCAAAAGTAAGTATCAACAGCCATATACTTCCATGAAGTATGGTTTTGGGACGATCGAATTGACTGACCAATCTATCGAAGCGGCATTAAATAGCGGAGATACAAAGGCAGTCGCGGCCATTCTTGCTACCGAAATACAAGGGATCAAGGATGACATTCGAGCGGACGATAACCGTATCATGCATGGTGATGGTACAGGGAAACTTTGCTTGACAAATGGAACAGGCGCGAATAGTACAGCGCTTATTATTGACAGTAATCCTGCCGGACTTGATGCGAATGAATATCTTGCAGAAGGTATGTATATTCAAATTGGTAGTACGGCGGCAAATACGGCATTAATTTCTGCATTGGTTAGTACAACCGGTGCGACATTATCAGCCGGGAAAACATGGGCAAACAATGATGTAATTACAAAAGCATCAGATGATGAGCCAATGGGACTTGCAGGGATCATTGATGATGGGGACAATGTTGCGACGATTCAAGCGATGACTCGCGCGTCATATCCAATATTCAATGCGTTTACATATGATACTGATACAGCATTAACTGAAAATGCGATGATTCGCACATACCTAAAAACTAAACGTCGTGCAACCGGCAAAGGTGAAAAGGTGTGGTTGATGGGATCAGATCTGTATGCAGACTATGGATCATTGCTTGTTTCAACCAAACGCACAAAAGACACTCGCGAAGTGTTAAAAGGCGGTTGGATGGGACTCGATTTCATGGATGGCGTTGGTGTAATGCTTGATGACGATTGTTGGTACGGTTACGCGCAATTCGTTGATTTCGGAGCATTGACGATCGCTGAAATGAGCGAGCCTATGAAGTGGCTAGAAGGCGATGCACATGGCGGGATCTTGATTCGATCTGCATCAAACCGTACTGTTTGGGAAGGTACTCTCAAACATTATTGGAACTTGATTGGATTGAATTTTAAAGCATTAGCTCGTATGAGTAATCAGGACAGCTAGTTTCTTGCTCCTTTTTTCTTTGTAGTGGTGCTTGTCTAGGTGCGGCCGGGTTTATGAGGCTCGGCCGCATCACTAAAACAAAAGGGATGTTATGTCAAAGGATCCAAAATTTGAGCTTAAAAAAAAGATATACAAGAACGGCGCAAATCCTGAATATTGCGTAGCGCAAGGCCAACGATTGCTTAAAGAAGCAAAAGAACGAAAAGCCGAAAGAAAACGCGATGCAAGCAGGAATGTAGAGGCTCTTGTGAAACAAGAAATCGGTACATTATCGCGCTTAAAGAATGGAGTGCGTGGTACATTTTATGGTTTTGGCGAAGGCCAAAAGGGATCGGCGGGACGATATGTCCTGAATCCTGAAACCGGGAAATTAGAAAAAATTTAAAAGGAGGCACTAACCATGATCAAGAATATTTTAAAATCAAAAAAAGCTGTTAATAAGTACGGCGAAGAATTTGAATCAAATGCAATCACTTTAAAAAACGACGGCATATCTGTTGTTTTGAATCCAGGAGAAACCTGCGAAGGCTTGGATTTTAATGTTAATCGTGAGCAAGCGCTACTTGTTGAGCAAAGATTTGTTCAGAAGTTTCCATCTGCATTAAGATATATCGATACTAATGCAGAAAAAGCACGAATTAAAAAAGAACGCCGGGATAAGATCTTTGCAAGCATAGACAAAGCGAAGGATGTAGATTCATTGTCAAAGTATATCGAAGATGAAGATGATCAAGAAGTCGTTAAATATGCTTTAAATGCAATTAAGGCTATTGAGAAAAAAGCAAAAGAATCCAAAAAACAGAAAGAAAGCAAATAACATTTTAGAAGGAGGAGGCCATGCTAATAAGTGAAATTATTAACGAGCTTATTACAGAAACCGGCGGAGATACATCCAATACTGATTTAGCCGCGTTGTGGCTAATATTTTTAAAGGGTGCTTTTCGTCGTTTGCCGGTTAATGTGCGGCATAGGTCTATTGTTGCAACCTATACGGACACATTAAGCGCCGGCAATAATTCATTGTCGTTACAAAGTAACTTTGTCGGACTACGCAACAACGAAGTCTATCGAGTAAATGGTAATTACCGTCTGCCGATCAGCGTCCTTCCTCCATCTGAATTTAATAAATTTTACCGGGATGCGAGCGGAACGCCGTCTTACTGCCGCGTCATTGACAAAACATTGTATTTTGAAATATCAGCGATCGAGGACTATTCGATCTTTTACGAATATTTCAAGGATGTATCGGACGGCCTGGCATCAACAGACACGTTTTTCGGGACAACGGAACTACTTGAAAGCATCAAGGATATGGCAAAGTTTACGCATTATCACGACTATGAAGAGGACGAGTCAAAAGGATCTACGCATATGGGACTTGCGCGAGATCAGCTCGATAAAATAGATGCACAATATATGGATGAAACTTTTGGTGGTCATGTAGATGACGAATAGGAGGATGAAATGAAAAAAGTATTTATGATTTTAATGGTAATGGTATTAAGTTTTGGCCTGTTGTTTAACGTGGCCGATGCTCGGATGAGCTTGAATGACAAACAGTATAGCTCGATTCTGCAAGATGATGATGGAACATGGTATCGTAATACTGCTAAAAGAGCATATAACGAAGCAGAAGATGTTGAGGATGTACGCGTAATTGCGTTGCCGTCTGCTGACAATGGGTACATACAGTTGATTGATACTACACTAGACGATGATCCGACAAGCTACACAAGCGCGGCGGTGTTTATTGGTGATTGCAAAAAGGTAAGTTTTATGACTTACTACAATGAAACAGAAGTTGGAGAAACATTGAGTTGCACTTTCTCTTTTCAGGTATCGCCGGACAGTAGCACATGGTCTGCTGTTCATGTGATTGATAATTCAGGTACGGACGCGCCGGTGACGAGTAAAGGGATGACTGCTGATTCGTATTACCATTGTTCACTTCCAATAGAGTACACTAACCAATATATGCGCGTTGTCGCGACAGGTGTTGATACGGATGCAGATGATACGATAGCAATCGATACATGGCTTTTATACCAAAAATAGTTGATCTTAAAATAAAAGGAGGGTGTGACAATGAAATATATAGCTTTAATATTAGTTGTGATAGTTGCTACGGTAGTGCCTTGCGAAGCGGCAATGCAGAAATACGTTAAGCCAGGGCAGATCTTACCGGAGAAGGAAGCAGTTGAAAAACCGGTGATTACTACGGAGATGAAGCAAGCCGCTCTTGCTATTATCGATGCAAACGGCTACTTAACGGAACTTGATGTAAAAGTAATCACAAAAACAAATCGATCTGTTGCGCGTGAAGTTATCGCTGATTTTGTTGCGGAAGGGAAATTGAAAACATACGAAGATAGATACAACGAACTTTATCCGCCATCAACAGAAACACCATAAGGAGATAGACATGAAAAAATTATTGGCAATGTTCTTATGCCTTTTGCTACTGCCAATAGGCAATGCTCATGCCGCCGAACTTGGCCGGTATAAGAGGATGCCAAGTTGTATTATAGCAGAGGATTTTACCGATTTACATAGTATGAAAAAACGTGGATGGAATGTTGTTGGAACTCCACAGATATCAAGCGATAGCGGAGGCAGATACGTTGATTTAAAGGACGCGAGGAACGATTATATTTCTTTCCAAAACTCGATCAGTCTAGCAGAGGGTACTGCTATCATTGAAGTAAAGTTTGATGATATTAGCGGCGAAGAGTGGGAAGGGATAATGACTGAATCACCGACAAGCGGAGCAGGGTATCATCTATTTGCGTATGGTGATGGGAAAATAGCTTTTTTCAACAATAACCATAAGAGCGGTGTTCTTGAAAATGATACATGGTATCAGGTTGCAATAACGTGGGATTCCGGAGGGACTAATTACAGTTACATTGATGGTGTTGAAGTCGGGAGTAAAGACGGAATAGGATTAGAGTTTATTGAGCTATGTTTGGGTAGGTACAATTCATCGTCACATGACCTAGACGGAGAATTTAGGAAATTATTATTATTCAATCGTCAGCTTTCTGAACTTGAAATAGGTCAAATATACAACAATACAGTATTTGATTACAATGACGATCATTTAATCCATTGGTGGAAAATGGATCAGCTTGAAATTGCAGATCAAGTTGGCGATGCTCCATATTATAGCAGTAACGGACTGACTAGAGATAGAGAAGTTGATGGCGGAATATACTTTGATGGAGGCAGTGATCAAATAAGAGTCGGAGAAACTAGCACATTATTAACTAACTTAACTGTTGCCGCAAAAATACAAAGGTATGGAGAAGATAGCCACGATACTATGTTTATGTCAAGGGTGGCAGCAACATCCAATGCTTTTCAGTTTAGAATAAAAAGTGCATCAAATGCTCTTTGTGTGGTAAGAGCTAATATAGCAGAAGAGGCTAATGGGACTATTGAGATTGGCGATCGAGCAGTTGCGCATTGTGTTGCAACGTACGACTATGACACAGATGCAATATCTTTATATGTCAATGGAGTACATGATGTTACTGCATCAGCAGATGAAAAGTTTGTGCATGAGTATTATTATACCATCGGAGAAAGGACAGCCGGAAGTGAAGAATTTAAGGGAATAATATACGATATGAAAATTTATGATACACCATTGACAAATTTACAAATAGAAGATTTATACATAAGGGAGGGGAGGCAATAATGAAAAAAATACTTACACTCGCAATATGTTTAGTGGCTCTCTTTTCTTTTGATGCGGAAGGCGCAGGCAGAATTGATGATCCTGAATATTTAAAAACATATATTCCTCTTTTTCGCGACTCAATAGACAAAATAACAGGAACTGAATATAGTTGGGGAGGGACTGAATCATATGCAGATGGAGGTAGATCAGGAAGAACGGCCGCTTTGTTTGGATCAGGAACGTATGTTAGTCTTGGTAATATTGCTAATTATGACACAATTACTGTATCTCTAAATGTGAAATATACTGCA